AATTACTAAGTCGTTAAGTGCTAAGGGGTGTCCTTGTACTGTGACTCTATTCGGTATGTTGTCTACAGGATTTTCTATTTTACTTCCTACTCTAAAGTTAGCATCTATGTTGAAGTTAGTTTCACTAAATGTGATTGGTATATACAGTAGATTACCAAAGCGGTCAAGTAATATCATTCTGCTATCATGTCTACCAAGGAACCTTAGTGCGGTCATCAAGTTCATGTTGTTGAAATCTTGACCTACGAACCTCATGCTGTGCTTTCTCGCTGATGATGCAGTGACATTCTTTGGTCGTGATAAATTTACACTCGTAGCACCACTGTTGATTGACTCTCCTAATCTGATAGCCAAATCAGAAGTACGCAATCCTACATCTATAGGTTGACCTAACTTTACCTTGTCACCTACGAACCCTATACCTTCAAGAGTATTCGCTTTCATGTTTCGCAGGTTAGCCTTTACACCAAAAGATGATGAATCAATTGTAGAAGGTAATAATCGCTGGCTACTTGCTTCAGCGTTGTAAAGCAACATGGGGGTATTAGTTGCTGAAATTGTTTCATCGTTAAAGAAAGGTGCATTTAGGCTGGAATGACCGGGCTTACTCACATGCGTAAGTTGCACATATGATTCGCCTTCCAAAAGTTGATATGCTCTCTGAGGCATAACCTGCAATGTACGGGTGTTGTTTTTCTCAATAATCACCTTAGCCTTGTTAGCCTTTTGTAGTGTTACACGAGCATGATGTACAGCGTTATCAACAAACACAGGCTTGCGTACATGGGTCATAATCTCATCAGCATCAGTGCTGTAACGACCTACGGTGGTGTCCTTGATTACTGTCATTCCGCAGCACACCTTTTTATTTCACGAGTAATTTTTAGTGCCTGTTGGAGTTTTTCTTCATCAATATTACATTCTACACCCCACGCTTTTAGGTGCATTACAAGAGTTTCAGTGGCTAAGTTAGCACCGCTATCTTCTACAAAGGGGCATCCACCCAACCCACCTATGCTTGTATCAAATTCTGTAATACCTGAGAATATACCTGCCCTTACCATAGATAGCGGGTCAGCCTCATCTCCTTTATGATGTAAATGCAATGCTACATTCAATCCTTCTTTGTGTGCATAATCAGCCCATGTGTTGATTTGTAATCTATCAGCACATCCTACGGTGTCAGCAAATACAATTGTATCACCAAACATTTTAGCGTCACGAATACAACTGATTATTTGATTATCTGAAGTAAGACCACTATACGGAGAACCAAAAGCCATAGAAATATACACTCTTACATTTTCTTTAGGTTCATTTAACATAAATGTCCTGTATCGCAATACCATTTCAGTGTGAGTAGCATTCATATTTTTCATATTGAAAGTTTCACAGGGAGATAAAACAATGTTTATTTTTTCTACACCTACTGCTTTTGCTCTATCATAACCACGCTTGTTAAGCACGAGTGCAGAACCCCTACCGGTTACCACATCTTCAGCATCAGCCATATTTGGAACAAGTTTAGGATGAACAAACGATGCCTCTTCTACAGTTTCTATACCTGCGTCATAAAGTGATTGAATTAATTTCTTTTTAGTGTCAGTGTCTACTATGTAGTTTAATGCTTGTAGACCATCCCTTGGCCCCACTTCATACACCTTTACACTAATCATGCCGCATCACCACTATGGTCTGAACTATTGTAGGTCACATCGCCTTTATGTCCCTTTTGATGGAGGGACTGAGAGAACCTTGGTTGTACGCTATAATCCATCCTTAATTCTTTTTCCTCTCCTTCTTCATGTGACCTTCTACGGGAAGCATCGGCACGATGATGTTGCAAGGAGTTTTCACTAATTATTACACGAGTTACTTCATTATCTAACAGTGTCTTATCGAAGCCTGTAACTTCTGTGCCCTTAATTTTCGGGCCTTTACTCATTGGTATTGTATCACTCGCTGATATATCCATATGATATGCAGGGACATATGGTGGGTTGGAATCGGGGCTGGTACTTCTCATGTATATACCTCCACCTGTCGCTCTTCCGTTTTCTACTTCATAAAGGTACAGTCCATACTTACCACCTGCTGTAGCACCGAAATAGTTACTACCGTATTGTGGTGAAGAAGAATGTAAGTTTAGATTAGACCTAAACATTTCAGCGTGTTGATTGTCTAATAACCGAATAGGCCGTAACATGTATGTGATTTTCTTGTCTACCACATTTGCTCTCTTATTGGCTGTAGTGAACACATCGGTAGCATATGGGTTACTACCCATGCCTGTAGGTGGAGTGAAACTCAAAGTACCGTTAGTTACAGAACCACCTGTGGTTGAGGCTGACAATTCAAATGTGGTTGCATCAGTAATAGAAGATACAGTAGCCCCTGTTGGAATACCTGTCCCACTAACTTTCATACCCACTACTAACTTTGCTGTAGAATCCATAGTGATTGTAGGGTCATTGTTGTAATCACAAGTAGCATCAGTAAATCCACCCCAATTGGTATCATCAATAGGAGATACGAAGTTGCGTGTTTCTGCAAGGAATGTACCACCAAGAGGGTTGAAGTTAGATGTATGGCTTAATCTAATTACTCCACCCTGCGGTTGCCCACCAAAGTTCAGTGCGGTTAAGTCGTAATCACCAAGTGTTTGAGAGCCTGTTTGCATACCACCGTGTAGAATAACACGCTGCCCTACATTTCTATCAGTGTGTAGGCTGTGCGCTTCAGTGTTAATGATAATCATATTGTCATCTACACCTTCTACATTTTCTGTATCTAAACCGATACGAGGGCTACTTCTACTGACAGCATCCTTGTGTGGTGTATCACCATCTACTGTTTCTACTCTATCACTTACTACTGCTTCGGGCTTGAGTAGTCCATCTTCTGCTATAGCAAGTCTTGCACTTATACCACGAGGCACTTCATCAGATTGCAATACATCATCTCTTGCTCTAATGTAACCATCATTCATGTTAGGCTCTGCTGTGTGGTGAGATAACACAACTCCCGTAGTGTGGTTTGGCTCATTCAGTTCTGTAAGTAAATCTTCATTAAACGCTGTTGGGTATCTTATACCATATCCTCTACCACCATCACCTACTCTTTGAGCGTTTGTAGGTAGGAAAACATCAACCAAAGTTGTAGAACTATTATTATTAACATTGTTTAATTTACCACCATGTCTTGGAATAGTATATCCACTTGTTATACTCACATTTCCTGAATTATCAAAAATACCTTTACCATCTACAATAGGTGCATCATTGTTGTATAAACGCTGATACGGAGTTTTATCATTAGTTCTGTCATATTCGTAAACATCAGCACAATCCCATGCTGGTTTAATTCCAAAACCACGAACAGGGAATCTTCTTACATCTTCTCCACGAGTATTACCCCACCAATCAACAATGTAATATCTTAATGCATCTTCTATTTGGTAGATACCTTTACCATTTCCTTCACCCCACCACTCTCTTATCACAGTAACAGAATTTCTTAAAGTGCGTACAGGGCAACCAAATGGTCGTGTAACTCTCATGCCGTCACTGTATCTTACTTGCCTTTCAGGAATATCTACACCTAACATACCACTAAAGTTAGTTTGTCTTTCCATAATTCCAACATATTTGTTACCATATGTAGGTTGAGTACCACTAATTAATGCCGGGGTGCCACCAGCGTATGTCCAAGTTTGACTTTCTTGTTGAATAAGCGGTCCATGCTGATAACTACTGCTGATGTTTGTTGTCCCGCTAAGTATGGCATGTTCACGGAATGCCCTTAATCCATATGTAGACCATTGTGGTTTGTTATACGGTTGTCGCAATCCAAATCTATACCCAAACGGCCTCATACGGGTTGGATTAGATACATCTTTGTACTTTGATTTAGTAATACCTACTGTAGCATCATATGACCCATCATCGCCACCATCGGTGTAAACAGGATTAAATTCTCTCGGATAATCCCAAGATGTAGAAACATATCCATAACCATCAAGTCTACTTGCAAGAGGACCACCACGAGAACCACAAGGCCAAAATCCATAAAGATGCACATTTTGTCCCGATTCTATTTGTCCACCTTGATTCCAAAATTGTTGAGTGCCACCTCCATTTTCTCCTATTAAACTACCACGCAATGCATCTGCCGATTTCATAACACCATCTGCGCCTAACATGATGTTTACATCTGCTGTAAGACCTTCAGGTATTGTTTCATTTACTGTAATTGTGGTTCCTGATGGGAAACTTGCTACAGTGAATACTATTCCATCCACTATAATAGTTGGAGTGCCTGATAACCCTGATGTGGTATTTACATTCATTACATGAGCAGAAGCCTTTGATGAGAAAGTAATTTCTGTGTTACTATTATTTTTATATTTATGAGGTGGGCGAGGTGTGTTTATTTCAAACGCAAATGGTCCTATACTTGTAAAATAAGTAGCATCATGATAATGTATAGTTTCAAAATGTTCAGGCATACTGTTTAATGGCTTTTTATCTACTGCTCTATCAAGAGTAGGTGATAACCAAGTACGACTTGAATCAGAATAGAATGTATGTGGGCGACCAAGATTTGGATGCCATAGACATAAGAAAGCATCAGGCGTGTGTAGGCTGTTTGTATCTCTATTACCCTGCAACATTTGCGGTAGCATTCTTGTAATAATGCTTGTTTTAGAATCTGTAAAGATACTACCTGATGGTCTAAAGTCATAAGCACGAGTAAGGCGTAATTTTGTGCCCGCAGTTAAATTGCTGGTGAAAGTAGTGTTTGTTGCAATGGAGAATTGTTTTGGTTTATTCATATTGGTTGAATCATAACCACTGCGCTCAGTATATGTGTGAGTACGCCTTACACCATTTACATCTGTATATTCCAACATGTTACCATAGTAAGGTATCATTGGGAAACCTCTTGCATCATCTACTGTAATTGTGTTTGCTGCAACAGATTCTACAGTGCATACAGGATTCAAACTTATATTTTCAAGAATTTCGTGATATATGTCGGGGTATATGCTTGGGTAACCAGCAAGTGTAATTTGGCACCCAATACTACCTGCACTTGCTCGTATAAATTCATAGTAATTGTCAAACCTATGATGGGATATATGTCTAAATCCTAATGCTCTTTGGAATCCTGTTGTTGTATCAGGACCGCCTATATGTATGTAACTCCACCACGGAATGTTAGTTGTGTAACCCGGTGTGGCTTTTGCAAACATTTGTGGTTGATACGGTAAAGAGTTCTTTATGAATGCTGGTGACTCAGTAGCCTGTACTCCTAATGGATTGTATGTCAATAGTGGTGGAATGTTAGTAAATTGACTCATGTGGTCAGGGTCATGGTCTATCATAATTTCATTAATGAAAATCTCACAACCTCTAACATCTGCCATTGTAGCGTTTGCTAATACAAGTCCTAATCCACCTGTTGCACTATCGGTTTCTCTAATACCTATGACAAGTGCCACTTGTTGGCTTGTTAATTCGTTGACTGTTCCATCGGGTAATTCATGATTACCGCTACCATCTACACCGCCGTTTGAATGGAAACCTAACAATTGTGACTTGTGAATATTCGGTTGTATAATGACTTGATATGCACCAACCTCTAATGGGTCGGGGAAGTGTTTGTCTAATGTATAGTTGGCAGCCGCCTCTAATACAATAGTGTGCCCACCTGCTGCATTGATGACCCCTGCTTGACCTTCGGAGGCTAATATTCCGTAACCATCAGTTTTAATTTTAGTTTCAAACATTAGAGTAAATGCGCCACCGTGTATGTCACTTGGCCCACTCGGAGTTGCATTTAATGCACCAAATCTATGTATGGTATCATATCCATGTAATTTATTTGTTAAAGTAGTATTAATGTCAGTTCTTAAATCAGTCAAATTTTGCTCTTTTATTAATGATTTTTCTTCAAAATTTAATGTAGCAGACCTTATAGCAAGATGTTTGTTGTATAATCCTTGGTATGCGGGGTGTGCCCAATGACCGGGTAACATAGCCATAGTTGGAGTTACAAAGTGATGACCCATACGAGGTGCAGCCAATGGAGATAGTCTTGGTCGTCTAAACAGGTCTTTTGCCCTTTCTTCTGTGCCACCATTTCTGAAGTATTGGGTATGGGCTGTATCGGGGCTGTTACCACTTACTTCTGCATGGTCACGCAATCTTCGTGCAGCAAAGAATCGAGTAGAACCAGCAGGTATGTAGTACGATGGGACTACCTTGTAAGAAGATATATCACTCTTAATTATTTCTTGGAAGTCAGCATCTCCTACACACCCTGTAAATGTACTGCTCGCTATTCCGGTAAATGACGCTACACCACCTTTACCTGTGGTTGGGTTGTATAATCTCAAAAACTTGCGTGTATCTCCCGGCCCTACAGTTTCATCATATAGCGATGTAGATGGTGCAGTATTTACAGTAAGTGTAGTTCCACTGTAAGATACTGCTGTCAATTCGTTAGATACCGCACCAGCAGCGTGAGTGTAGTAATTTGGATGACGATGGGAATGAGTGTTACCGTTCTTTGTTATGTGGAAGTAAAGTGTTCTGTCATGTAGTTCGTAAGATGTTTCTAACGGTGCATTACCTGTAGTAATTTCCCATCCTTTGTAAGTAGAATCAGGGAATGCTTCACCTGTTGCTGCTTGACTAATGTGTTCCCAATTATGGTCACTAAAGGTCGGCCCCAATCTTGGCCCTGTTGTTTCATCAGTAAACAAATGCTTGAGGGCGGCACTTGAGATTGGCCTCATCATACCTCCACTACCGATAGTTTCAGTTTGGTATGCCTGTAAAGCCCCGAATCCCGGTCTGATAATGATGTTACCCGGAATAGTTTCAGGGTCGGGTAGTCTTATCTTTAGGTTAGGTTCGATACCACTGTTTGTAATAGATGGTGCTAAACCTTCTGCACCTCTATCTGAAACTGTATTGTATGTTCTAATAATAGTTCCAAACGGTGAACCACCCTCAATAATGTGAGTTTGACCTGTATCATCGGTAACTATAATCTCTTCAAATTGTATTTCCTCATTAGGAATCATTAGCGCATTTCTCAATTCGTCAGGGTGCTGAGTTGCTAATTGAGGATGGGATAACTCTTGAGCCTGTACAATTGGGAACATAGCACTGTTTGTAGTTTCAAAACTAAATCTATTATTACCAAGTAATTCTTCTCCCATAGTAAAAGCATTACCACCATTAACTCTTGTAGTGAAAGGTATTGCTCCAAGACCACGAGCGTTTGAAGCAGGTAAGGATAGGTTACCTCCATCCATTCGTTTCCATACTATATGTTCTACTGAGAAGTTTTTAGTTGGTGTATTAAGCATAAGTTTCCTTGCATTTGTCGCACCACCCCAAGCAGTATTTTGAGCATATCTTGTCATACCATTACCGGTAAGGAAATCTATTGCTCTATTCCTTTCAACATCACTATTATCAGTAAGGAAGAAACTACCCGGACTTTCATCTAAATCGTAGAATAAATCACCTGTAGGATGTAAACAAGGCTCGGCATTTTTCAAACTACTATCAGCAGAAATTATAGAGTTAAATGTAAAGACACTACCTGTAGAATGAGAGTGTGCGTAATGGTCAGTAGGCGCAGCAGTATTATCAGCGATTAAAGCCTCAATATTAGGTCCACCGTTAGCAGGTGCTACAAATCTATCAGCACCGTGAATATTTTCACTCCATTGATTTGTACCTGCGAAGGTCAAAGCAGTAGCGGAATCTACACTTTCAATCACTTTACTTCTTACTGCTAACCAATCACCTGTTGCGGTAATACCATCACGGTCACGCTTTGCGATTAATGGAAGTTCACCTTCGTAAGAGATAACTAAGAATGCCCTGCCGAATACTCCTTGGTTACTGTGTAAAGACTCAACAACATCAGTACCATTATTTAGTGTTGTAACAGGCTTGTTTCCATACAATGAATTTTCAGCACTTTCGTATGCGTAACCGGAATATAACGCATCAGTAGATGTTAAACCTGTATTCCATGTATATGCTGTTTTTAATACTGTATCAACACCACCTCTACCGTTAATTGGCCCCGTACTTTCAGGTGCATACTTTAACGGTGAGAT